AACGACAGATGGAGGCTATCAAAGCTAGAGCGGCTGCTCGTAAGAAAATGATTCAACAAATTTGGGTCATAATGGGCGTTACGGCAATCGGCCTATTATGTGCATTTATACTAATTGGAGGGATTATATTAATCTTTAAGTAATGGATATAGGAGGTTAACTGTGGCACATGAAAATAGAAGAGCAGCTTTACTTAAAAAGCATGGATTAAAAGGCGTTAATAAACCTAAAAGAACGCCTAACCATCCTACGAAATCACACATGGTGTTAGCAGCCGTAGGACACGAAATGAAATTAATTCGTTTCGGCCAACAAGGTGTACGAGGAGCTGGTAAAAATCCAAAGAGCGCAAAAGACAAAGCCCGTAAAAAATCATATTACGCCAGGCATAATGCTCAAGATGCAAAACCGTCTAAGCTAAGTGCCCGGTATTGGTCACACCGTGTTAAATGGTAGTATTTAACAGAAGCTAAATAGGGTTGTTTATTTATTTTTATATTAGTACTATCTAACCTTCGTACGACTATACGATATTAGTCCGTGCCGTACACGTTAAAACCGTATTCCGCCTGTAAAGGCGTTAAACCTTCCGAGGTCGAACCTCGTTAAAAACCGCTAAGACGTCGCCCTACGATACGGGTAACGGATTAGCCGCTCCAAAAGTCGGCTTTTTGTGGCACTGGCTTGCCAGTGTGTATTGAAAACAAAACGCATAAGGAGGCCTTAAATGGCTCTTACTAACTTTGCGTCTCTGACTTCAAACCAGTTGACCGCTTGGAGCAGAGACTTTTGGCAGGTTGCGCGCAACATGTCCTTTATTAATCAGTTTGCTGGAACTGGTCAAAACGCGATGGTTCAGCGCATTACTGAACTAACTAAAAATGAAAAGGGTACTAAAGCAGTTATCACGCTACTAGCGGATATGACTGGAGACGGTATCACTGGTGACAATACTCTGGAAGGTAATGAAGAAGCGTTAAGAGCGTACGACATTACTATCGAGCTAGACCAACTAAGATTCGCAAATAGAATCTCTGGTAGGTTGGCAGACCAGAAATCAGTCGTAAACTTCAGAGAGAACTCTCGTGACGCACTTGCTTATGCAATGGCTGACCGTATGGATCAGTTGGCGTTCTTGACTCTTTCTGGTATTGCTTATACTCATAAGACTAATGGTGCTTTGAGAAATACTTCTAGCACTAGCGGACATGAGCTATCTGACCTTGAGTTTGCTTCTGATGTATCTGCTCCAACTGCAGCTCGACACAGACGAGTAGACGTATCTGGTGGTACTTCAACTCTTGAAGCAGGTGACACTACTGCGGTAGCAGCCACTGATAAGATTTCTTATCGTGACATCGTTAACCTAAAAGCCTACGCCAAAGATAACTACATCCGTGGTTTGCGTGGTGCTGGTAACGAAGAAGTGTTCCACATGTTTGTAACTCCTCAACAAATGGCTGACCTGAAACTCGATTCAGACTTTTTGACTAACGTACGTCAAGCGTCTGCACGAGGACCAGCTAACCAATTGTTCACAGGAACTAGCTCGTTGATGGTTGATGGAGTCATGATCCATGAGTTCCGTCATGTATTCAGCACAGAAGGTGCTACCACTGGTACTTCTTCTAACGCTGGCGCGGCTGGTTACAAATGGGGTGCAGATGCCGATGTTACTGGCGCACGTGCTCTGTTCTGCGGTGCTCAATCTCTTGCAATGGCAGATATCGGTAATCCTGAGATTGTTGAAGATACTTTCGACTATCAAAATCAGGCTGGTATTTCTATTGGCAAGATCTTTGGGTTAAGAAAGCCTAAGTACAACAGCGACTACAATGGTAGCGTTCAGGACTTCGGTGTAATTGCTCTTGATACAGCTCAGTAAGGCAAGGAGAATATAGAAAATGGCTACTTTAACTTCTGGCGCAGTATCGGGTAATAGCTCGTTTAAACCTTTTCCGCAAGGAAACGTAGGTGTAAGACAGGCTACTTATTCTTTAGCTGCTGCATTGGCTGCAAATGACGTCGTACAAATGGTTGATGTTTTCGCAGGTGAAACCGTTGTTGGTATAGTAATTACTACTACTGACTTGGACACCAACGGATCCCCTGCCATCGTACTTGATGTTGGGTATGGCGGTGCAACCGCAGCTTTCATCGATGGTTCAACTATCGGTCAAGCAGGCGGAACTGCAAGCTCGTTCGCAATTGGTAACGCAACACACGGTTCAACTGCAACCGCACCTGTTGCTTTTACTGCTGACGATACGATTGATGTACTTGTTCAGACAGGCCCCGGCACTGGGGCTACTAGCGGTACAATCACTTTATACGCTTTCGTAGCGTAAAATTAATGCCCCCTCTTCGGAGGGGGCTTTTTATAGAGGGAACTAAAATGTCATACTCCACACGCAGATCTCGTAGAACTGCAAATAAAAACAAACCTAAAACCGCTACAACTCCTAGAGGCCGTAATAAAGCTACGGCTAATAAGGCAGCAGGTGGTTCCGGTAATCAGAAACCCGCTCGTATTAGAAACAGATCAGCTCGTACAACTGATAGAAGTTCAGGAACAGCTGTTGGTGCTAAGAAAACAAAAGGCGGGACATACAACATTTACAAGAAAGATTCTGCAATGGCTGGAAGCTTTAGAACTGCTTTTAACGCAGCGAAGAAAGCGAAGAAAGCATCTTTTACTTGGAATGGTAAACGTTATACAACTAGAACAGCGTAGGAGACTCTTGGTATGGGCGATGATAAACCCAAAAAGAAGAAAAGAGTGGGCGGGTTTGGCGTCAAGGCCGCATCGTCGCCCTACCCAACACGCGCAACTGCTAAAAAAATGATGAAGTCAAAGAAGGACTATTAACTATGAAGATTGTTTCTGATACTGAGTTAAGGATTGCTACGTTAAGCGGAGCTGTCGTCTTGCTTCATCCGGGGCAAGAACGAGAAGTCGCAGATGAAATTGGTCTAATTGCGGTTCAAATGGGAGCTAAAGCTTTGGATGGTTCTACTATTCCAGAAACACAACCTGTTGAAGATGAGGTTGAAATAGAAGTAGAAGAATCAGTTGAAGAAACTGAAGAAGAACCTTCTGCGATACGTGAAGGCCTAGTTGAAGCGTTTGCAGAGATAATTGCTGAAGGTAATCCAGCTGACTTTAAAGCGGATGGCGGCGTAAAAGCAGCTGTTATAAACAAA